CGTCAGGAACCGTCATAGTTCCATTACCGGTCATAGAAATCGTAGGCTCATTTGATATATCGAATGTTCCTGCTCCTGCCCAAGCTGCTCCTTGACTTCCTCTTGTTTGCCAAGCTCCATCGTTCTGTCCTCCTATATCAGAGGTTGTAGCTTTGTCAGCAATAGTGTCTCCAGTTCCTTCATCAAACTGATAAAAGAATACACAATCATCTCTTAATGCGTCAGGGAAATTAGTATCGTCTGCCTGTAAAGCATCCCAATCATAAAACATCATTGCTCTTATTTCTGCTTCAGTTCTTACATCACTGAATATTCTAAATTCATCAATCTTACCTGTGAAATATTCATCATCATCACCTTCATCATCACAATTACCATGACAGTCTGAAAGACAACCGCCTGTATTTTTATAACAACCACATTTATCACATTCGGGATATTTGGTGACTCTTAAGTGTAGACATCCAAATACATCTTCACAACTGAAAGGGTCCCATGCGTCAAACTGACAGCAGGTGCTGCATTTAATTTTTCTGAAAAAGTTACATAAAACATAACAAGGTACGCACCAAATAAGTCTAATTATCCATTCTATAAACTCAAATATTATTCCAAGGGCTTCAACTAGGGTGCATACGAACACCATTATCCAATATACAGCTGTCCATAGATATTGTAACATTCTTGTAAAGAACTGATTAAATACTATATAAAAATTTACATTTTTAGTTGCTGAATTAATGGGAAATTTAGTTGCCTCACCACCACAGTCATCTGCTTCTCTAGGCACTACTTCTTTTATGCCTATAAATGCATCTTTAGGTTTAGCTTTCCAATGGTTGTGAAATTGAGATACCGCGTAAGCTCTACCATAATTAAACTCATAAAACATATCTTTACAAGCAATTATTTCACCCATATTAATGGCAGGTTCTGGATAGCCGCCCATATAATCAGTAGTAAAATTATATGTTTTTGTATTTACTACATCTTTATTCATCGAAATCCCAAAAATTTCTACTTGTTGTGGGCTATAATATTCTTTTATTTGTGGAACTAAAAACGCTGCTCGTTTTCTTTGTCTAGCACTTCCTGTTGTTTCTAATGGTTTTATTCTAAATCTATACTTTCCTTTAGTTGGTATCCCTACTGTTGGGTCTTGGGATATTTCTCGTTCTCCAAACTCATTGGTTACAACATACTCTAAATTCATAGGCACGTTAATTAGCCAAGCACCGTTACTATCTATAGTAAACCCACCATCAATATCATATCTTTCTAAAACGGGCACTTCTTCTATCTTGCCTGGGTCTTGAACAAAATCAGCTGGTCTAGCTTGTTGTTTCCAAAAAGGTGTAAATCTTATTGACTCTATTGTTCCGGGTGTGGGAGCTAGACTACATAGGTCTCCCATATGTCTTTTAGGTTTACATTTTCTGTTTACGGAATTTTTTTCAGTATCACTAGCCATAGACCCCATAAAAACAGCTGTAGGTCTTATTTCTATTTTACCTGCTTCTCTTAAATCAAAATCTGCTCTTGTAATTGCTGCACCACAACCAGATTCCTCATCCCCCCATAAAGGTTTTACGTCTACGGATGTTGACATCATTACAATTTGTGGTAAAGCATCTACATTAGAACCTGTTTTAAAGCTAGCCCCATTAAAATCACTTTCAGGAAATCCTTGTAGTTTAAAATCTTCTGGTACCATAGAAAAACAACCAATATCTGATAAATCTACATTCATAATTAAAGAT